CCCCCCCCCCTCACATGTCACAAAAAAATCCCTCATCCAGCACCGATTATGTACGCCAGACGCAGGTCATCGTCGTATCGGGTAAGAAGGCGAACCGTGCGTTCCGCTCGGCGCTCACCCTTATCCGCGAAGAGAAGGGCGTATGTCAGGAGACGTCCAGTTCGACGCAGGATGACCACCCGATCAATTCTCAACAAAACAAGCCGGAAGAAGCGGGACACAATGCTTAGTGTTACCAACGTAACACAGGCGTCACCCGTCGGAGGTACCGCGTACAACACTGGCGCAGCAGTTATCACGCAAACGTCCTCCTACATTTGGTGTGCCACCGGCAGGGACCTAACGGATAATACCGGCGTAGCCAATTCGATCGTTCAGGAGTCAGCCCGAACGTCTACCACGTGCTACATGCGCGGACTGAAAGAAAAAATCCAACTTGCGTCAAATGATTCCACGCCGTGGACATGGCGCCGTATAGTGTTCACTAGCAAGAACCCCGCACTTCGCCAAACTACGACCAACTTTAGCGTTGTCTACGAAAACACCAACGGATTCAATCGTGCTGTCAACCAACCCGTATCTGGTGCAGTTTATGACGATGTCATCTGGAAGGGAACTAGCGGTGTTGATTGGAACGACGTTATCACCGCTCCCGTGGATACTAGGAGAGTGGATCTAATGTACGACAAAACGATCACCATCAATCCAGGCAGCAACCTCGGTACCAGCCGTAACTACACCCGATGGCACCCTATCAACAAAAACCTCGTCTACGATGATGAAGAAAACGGAGCTAGTGAAAGCACTGCATACTATTCTGTGCTTGATAAGCGAGGAGTAGGAGATGTGTACGTAGTGGATTTGTTCCAGCCAGGCCCGGGTAAATTGAGTACATCGTATATTACGTACAAACCGGAGGCTAGTCTGTATTGGCACGAGAAATAGGTTCACCTATGTAGACAAAATCACAATTTCCTTCCAACCAATTTGCGTCCTCTGCTTCAAGTGATTCCCGCGGATCACTGTTAGCAACCCAAATGCAAGGCTTACCCCAGTTAACCTGAACAGGATCTCTGTACATTTTTTTGACACTGACAACCATCTGCCCACCAAACCATTCTTTCCAACTAGGGAAGAACTTAATACCACCCCTTATGTCATCGAAGACAGCATACTCAGCGCTAGGCATATCGCGCAAGGCAACCTCACCACTGAGTATACCCATGAAGTAAACGTGGTTGCCTAAACTTCGAGCCCACAAGGTTTTCCCAACTCTAGTGGGTCCGTATAAGCATAAAGATCGGCGTCTACCTACCCCAAATTAGAATGAGAAAATAGCGCCCTCGAAGCGGAGGGGGGGGGTCCCGAGGAGCGTCAGCGAGTGCCGAGGCACGAGGCGGGGGGTCCCCTCCGCTGACGGGCAAGACTCACCTAAGGTATGACTGTCAAGAGACTGCTCTCTCCATGCAACCAAGTCAGGTACCATTCCAAGCTCAAAGCTGATCCCGGCGGGATGCTCGTATATCTCGGGTTCGGGCTTAAATCGCCAATCGGCGAATTTTCGGAGGTTACCAAAGTTTGTGCACAGTGCCTTTGGATCCAGTCGTTCAACGTTTTCCCAAAACTCCCGCTCACTCTCAGCTCGGAGGATTTCGCTCCACTTATCGCCATTCGACACAACTCCATCGACGCTTGGCCGTGCGAGCCCTCCTGCAACAACGTCTCCATCCTTGATCGCGTAATCATAACCACCCGCCGGGTTTCTTCTTGATGCGACGATGTTCGGATGGCGGCCGTCAACATCAAACGCATCGCTTCTTCGAGAGCGAAACTTCTTGTTGAAATCGACGAAAGTATGGAGATGAGTACCTCCATCAGCGTGATCCTCTCGTCCAACGATGCACTCCGCTCCAAGGCTTGAGAAATGGTTGCTAACGGCCCATGGATCGAGATCTCCACATTGAGCATATGTGATGAGGAAGTAGCGGGCATTGTATGCAAAAGCGGGCATGTGTTCCAAGGTGTCCTGGTCGAAACTAATATTATAGACCAGGACACAGGTCACACCCCAACTATAAATACCTGTGTACTCTCACATGCAAACCCAACCCCCCCCCCTCACATGTCACAAAAAAATCCCTCATCCAGCACCGATTATGTACGCCAGACGCAGGTCATCGTCGTATCGGGTAAGAAGGCGAACCGTGCGTTCCGCTCGGCGCTCACCCT